CCAGGAGAGGCAGACAGCGACGGTGAGACCGTTACCAAGGAGAAGATTGAGCAGGCTGCACACGAGTGGATGCAGAGCTACAGGAACGTTGACCTACAACACACACTCAACAACGTGGCAGTGCCAGTGGAGAGTTATGTGTTACCTATGAACATGGAAGTTGATATGCAAGGTGTTAAGACCATTCTGCCAGCAGGTACATGGGTATTAGCAAGCAAGGTACTGGATGAAGCCACCTGGGATATGGTAGAGAAGGGTGAATTGACTGGGTACAGCGTTATGGGTATCAGGCGAACCACACTAGAGACAGCTAGCAAAAGTACAGAAGTGGCACTGAAGAAGACGTTATTGAGAGACCTGGGAGAGGACTGGGTTGCTGCAGCAGTCAGTATAGTTGACGAGCCAGCAGTACCTAAGGCGAAGTTCTTTGCGTTGAAGTCCAAGGAGCAGGAGGAACCACCTGCTGAGAAGAGCAAGACCTGGTTTCAGAAGGTTAAGGAGTTACTGGTCCCAGAACATGAGCAGGTTGATACATCTATTAAGGAAATTGATAAGGAGGGTGATGACATGGGTATCAAGCCAGAGGAGTTGAAGAGTCTAATTGACGAGGCAGTCAAGTCTGCAGTTGAGCCTATACAAGCCGAGTTAGAGGCAATGAAGGCTAAGGCAGAGGAAGTTGTTGAAGAGACCGTGGAGGAGACCGACGACCAAGAGGAAGCGTTCAAGTCCAAGGTGTTGGAGAAGCTAGAGGAGTTGGAGAGCAAGGTTGGCAAGAAGAATGCTGCACCTAAGTCACTGAAGGGGCAGGACGGGGATGAGCCAGGTGAGGCAAAGAAGTCTCATGAAGGCAGAGACCTGTTTGGTAGAAAAAGAACATATAAGGAGGTTAGATAATCATGACTTACAGCAATGAAGAGATTTTAGCAAGACTGGATGGGGCGTTTAAGAGCATAACCGTGGAGAGCCTGGGAGACAGTGTGTTAGCACCTGAGAAGTTCAACCAGTTTATCAAGGCTATGCAGCACAGAACAACCATTCTTCCAGAGGCAAGATTCATTTCTATGCAATCTCAAATTACTGAAATCGACAGAGTGGGGTTCGTAGGCAGAATTCTTACAGCAGGAAACAAAGTTGTTGAGGCGGTAGAGTCACAGCATGTACTTAGCGAAGAAGAATTTGCTAAGCCACAGTTTGCAACCAACAAACTTGTTGCTAAGGAAATGCAGGCAGTAACAGGTATCAGAGACAAAGCCCTTAGACGAAACATTGAGCAAGGTGGATTTGAGAATACCCTTGTAACATTGTTCGGAGAAGCAGCAGGAAGAGACCTAGAGGAATGGGCAATCTTTGCAGACACAGACATTGCATATGCAACGGACTCCATCCTGTGGTTAACAGATGGTTGGGTTAAGAAGGCAAAAAACAAGGTTTATGGTAAAGGTACAGGAGCACAGATTGACCCTAGTGCTGATGATTACCCAGAGCAAGTATTGGACGCCCTTCTAAAGGCACTTCCTAAGCAGTTCCTTGTTAACAGAAGTGAGTGGAGATTCTATGTGCCGTATGAAATTGAAGATGGATACAGAGACATTCTTAAATCTAGAGGAACAGCGATTGGTGACAGAGCACAGACTGAAGGCGGAGGATTATATTACAAGGGTATCCCAGTAGTATATACACCTATGCTTGAGCGTTCATCTGACAGAGTTGCAATGTTGCAGCACCCAGACAACATGGCGTGGGGTGTATTCCACGAGGTTACCATTGAGAAAGAGCGTGAAGCTAAGGCTAGAAGAACAGACTTCGTATTGACCATAGAGGCAGACGCCCACTATGAGGACGAGAACGGTGCCGTTGTTGCACTGATAGACCAGACACAACCAGAGGGAGATGATTAATCCCCACCTGGAACCATGGGAGGTGATTAAATGGCAGAGCGAATGTCCATTGAAGTCACCAATACGGGTAGCAGTGGAGTGTTCAGGGGAGGGAGGTTCTTTCCTCCCTTGAAGACCATCACCGTATTGGTTAGCAGGTATCAGTTTGCAGAGATAAGGGCACACGTTGATTTACAGGTGGTTTCACCAGGGGGTAAACCCTGCGAGGAGCCTGAACAACCCGACATAACCCATTCTGTGGAGCCTGATAAACCTGATGTACCAGAATTTGCATGTCCTTACTGTGAAGACTATGTAGGTAAGAGTAGACAAGGATTAATGTCACACGTGAGGCAGGCACACGAGGAAATGTATGAGGAGTTCAAGGAGAGGGGGTAGGTCACATGGCTAAATTCTACAGCACTGCAGAAGAGGTAATGCAGTACACGGGTGTGAAGCCTGGAGACCTTGGACTCAACGAGGAGCAGGAACTCAAGGATGTCCTTGAGGGGTGGCTGATACAGATTAAGGATATTATTGACAAAGACCGTAACAGGGACTACCACCAAGAGGGGAGCGAGGTTCCACCTGGGATTAACCACATAGCCATGAGGGTGTGTGCGAACGTGGTGGCACAGGCGTCCTTCAGGAGGGAGAGCACCATTGTCCAGGTGGATGACTACAGGATACAGATGGTAGACGACCAGATATTCACCAAGGCAATTAGGAGCGACTTGTCCAGGTATCCGAGGAAGATGGAGTTCGGCATAATGGTAGTCAAGAAGGAGGTGTGAACCAGTGGATATCAAGATAGAGGGGTGGAGCCAGGAGGACTTTGACAGGCTTATAAGGACTGCAAGACAGGCAATTGCCCTGGCTATCAAGTATACAGCAACCGAGGTGTGGGGGAACATTCGAGAGGAGGCACCTGTAGACCACGGTAGGCTGGCTGGTTCATTCCAACTTGACCAGGTAGACGACCTATCATATAGAATATGGAGTGGGGTTGAGTATGCACTGGCTGTTCATGAGGGGACTCCTCCACACGAAATCAAGCCAAAGAGAAAAAAGGCTTTGTATTGGGAGGGGGCTAAACATCCAGTAAAGAGGGTTATGCACCCAGGAACTAAGGCTAACCCTTATGTAGACCGTGCCATTGAGCAGGCGAGTAACAGAAGTGATGAATTCATAAGCCGAGCACTAAGGGAGGTGGGGTTATAATGCCACACAGAATTAGACTAGACCAGGCAATCAACCAGATACTTGATGCCATAGTAGGGGCAATTGAAGCAGAAGTCACGGAAGGGGGATTGCTGGAGGATGTGAAAACTGTTATCCGTGGGGATAAAACTAGACCCAAGCCAGAACCACCTTCCGTGTTCGTTTTTACAGACGTTGCCAGGGCTGAGGTTTCACCCAGGACACTGGCAGAACAGTGGAGGTTGCCTGTGATACTGGTGGTTACAGTTAAGGATGATGACCCTGAAGGAGGGTACAGGTTGGCAACTGAGTTGACAGCCAAGGCTAGGAGCGTTGTACTGAGAGACCGTTCACTAGGATTAAGAAAATTTGTCCAGGATACAAAGAGCCTACGGTTCGAGGCTGGTGGACCAAACAACCAGCAAGGTTCCCTACACGGGGCAGCAGCAACCGTTGAGGTACTCTTCACAATCCTGGAGCCATAATATTTGGAGGTGAGTAAACATGGCACAGATACTAAGATATTTGGGTTTGGCAGAGGAGACTAAGTTCGCTGAGCCTAAGGAGGCAGAGTTTCACGTTGACATAGCAAGTGCGTCCCTGGATACCCCATCTGACAGCCACCTAGACTTCGAGTCTAGCATTGGTAGGGGAGCAAGAATGCACAGACCTGGGTTCTATTCCCCAGGTGGGAACATTGTTTATGCGTTTGACATCAGCACTATCAGGTGGTTGCTAAAGTGGGCGTTGGGTGGATACGTGTTTACAGAAGAGGAGAACCTGCACGAGATATACGCCAGCGACAACACCGACCTGCCGAGTTTTACGGCGAGGCTAGGAAAAGACGTGTTCGAGCATGTGTTTGTAGGGTGTAAGATTAACAGCCTGGAGATAAATGTTGAGGACAGTTTCTGTCAGGCGACTGCAGAGTTGGTGTCAGTTAAGGATAGCAAGGGGGTTCTCAAGCAACAGCACGAGTTGATACTGCCTGACGACTACCCATTGGCGTTCTACGAGGTTACTGCCAAGATGAACGACAGTGACATATCAGCAGACGTCAAGAGCTTCACGTTGACCATCAACAACGGTATTGACGCTGCAGCAGGTAGAAGTATCGGGAGTAGGTACCCAAGGAAGTTACTTGCAGCAGGCAGGGAGGTAACCCTATCCACGTCCATGTTCTTCGAGAACACAGAACAGCTTGAGAAGTTCTGGGGTAGTGCAACTGGACCAAGTGACAAAGGAGCCGAGGAGTACAGTATGGAATTCAACTTCGACGCTGGAGACGGTAAAGGGATGAGCCTGTTGTTACCAAGGGCAATTCACACAGGCTTAGACATTCAACCGTCAGGCAGGGATGAGTTGGTGCAGGAGATTGAGGCAAAGGTTTACATGGATGAGGTAATGCTGAATGATGATATCACACCTGTTACCACAGACGTGTACGTGGCACTAATCGACGACGTTGGAGGTATCGACGACGTTGGAGGTGAGGACTAATGGCTAAGTTAACAAAGGCTGACATTCTGAAGGGTGCCAGCCAGGTAAGAACCCAGTACTTCGAGACACTGGGTGGTGAATTGGACGTCAGACCATTAACAGAAGGTGAGTGGGCTGAGATTGAATCCGTGAGAGGTAGTGGAGCCAAGATAACGGGTTCTCCGAGGTTCGACAACAAGGGGAACTTTGACATAAAGAGCATGCAGAGAGACCTACAGGTGGTTATCGACTCCAAGGAAATCCAAATGTTGGAGTTCGAGGCAAGGGCTAAGGCAGTTGCCTGGGGGCTAAGTGTCAACGGGGAGACCTGGGAAGTCGACGAGGTTAAACAACTGAGACCTGTGGGTGTGGTAGAAGAAATTGCCGAGTTCGTGTTCGAGATTTCAGGAGTAACAGAGGAGGCAAGCGAGCAAGCCCGTTCCTTTCGCCAGGACACAGGAGGGGCAAAGGATAATCCAGATGCACCTGGCAGGGATACCGTTTAGTAAGTCCCAGGTGGATATGACGCCACTACAGACAGAGTTCTTCGTGGAGGCGTTGAACCACATGAGTGGCGAGTCTTCCTCCAACCAAGTTCCACCTGGAACCCAGGGGGAGGGAGACAGCCACACATTGAAGAGAATGGTTGAAGCTAGAAGGAGGGGGTGAGAGTAGATGGCAAATATCATGGAGATTATAGTCAAGGCAGTTGACCAAGCCAGTGGGGTTCTAGATAACATTGGCAAGAGTGGAGGGCAGGCAACCAAGAGCCTTGAGCAGAGTTTCAAGAATGCAGGCAAGGCAATGTCCGACACGGGCAAGAGCCTGTCCAAGAACGTTACGGCACCACTGGTGGGGGTTGGGACTGCAGCAGTCATGACCGTTGCCAAGTTCGACGACAGTATGTCACAGGTGCAAGCCCTATCAGGTGCAACGGGCAAGGAGTTGGACGACCTTAGGGGACTAGCCAAGAAACTAGGTTCCGAGACTGCACACAGTGCTAGTGATGCAGCAGACGCCATGGGTTACTTGGCACTTGCTGGATACGACACTAACCAGATACTTGAAGCTACTCCACACATGCTTAGCCTGGCTAGTGCAGGTGGAATGGACTTGGCACGTACAGCAGACATTGTTACCGACTCAATGAGTGGGTTTGGAATGGAGGCGAACCGTTCCAAGGAGGCAGCAGACGTATTCGCCAAGGCACAGTCCATCACCAACACCAACGTGGAGCAGTTGGGAGAGGCAATGAAGTACGCCAGTTCCACTGCAAATGCAGCAGGGATGGATATCCAGAAGACTTCGGCAGTCCTGGGAATGTTCGCCAATGCTGGTATCAAGGGTGGTATGGCAGGTACGACCTTCAACGCCATGCTTAGAGACCTGAAGAAGGCAAACGCCGAGGGTAAGTTGGCAATCGAGGGCACCAACATTGCCTTATACAACCAGGACGGTTCCATGAGAGACCTGGGAGCAGTTATGGCAGATGTGGAGAAGGCTACAGACGGTATGACCACTGCACAACGTGATGCAGCCATGAGTGCAATCTTTGGTGAACAGTCCATACGTGGAGCCAACATTATGCTTGAACAGGGCAGTGAGAAGTATAAAGAACTGGAAGAGGCAATGTATGGTTCTAAAGATGCAGCAAAAGATATGGCAGATACTATGGAAGACAATATAGCAGGTGCATTCAGAGCATTGAGTTCCCAAACAGAAGGTATTCTAATTCAATTAGGGGAACAATTGGCACCAATAATTAAAGACACAATAATCCCTTTAGTGCAGAGTTTTGGGGATAGGGTGAGCAACTTAATTGATTGGTTTGCCAACCTGGATGGAACAACCCAGAAAACCATCTTGACCGTAATAGGAATTGCTGCAGCAATTGGACCAGTTCTATTAATATTAGGTAAGGTTGTTGGGGCAGTTGGAACTATGATAGGGGTGTTCACTAAACTTAAGGGTGCATTTACTGCAGTTACAGCAGTGAGCAAGATATTCAATGCTTCCTTATTGGCAAACCCTGTCACCTGGGTCATTGTAGCAATTGTGGCACTCATAGCAGTAATAGTAGCCTTGTGGAAGAACTGGGATGAAGTAAGTCAGTGGTTGTCCGAGAGTTGGGAGTGGTTGAAGGGAACAGCCACAGCAATATTCCAAGCTATTGGTGATTTCTTATCAGGCATTTGGGAGAGTATCAAGGAGACAGCAGTTTCTGTTTGGACTTCCATTACAGAATTCTTCAGTAACGCCTGGAACGGCATTAAGGAATTAGTCTCCAGCGTGTTTGGAGCTATAGCAGATTTCTTCATAGGCATATGGGATAAGATTAAAGAGATTTTTAATGCAGCACTTAGTTTCATAATTAACCTGTTTATGAAGTACCATCCGATTGGGCTTATCATAAGTCACTGGGATGAGATAACAGCGTTCTTCAGCAGAACCTGGGACAACATCAAGAATATATTTAACAGAGCACTTGAGGCAATCAGGAATGTAATTAACAATGTGTGGAATGGGGTAAAGAATGTCACCAGTTCAGTTTGGAACGGTATCAAGGGTGTGATGACAGGGATTGTCGACGGTATCAAGAATGTAATTGGGACTGCATTTAACTGGATTGGCAACACCATTAGTAAGGTTTGGAATGGAGTAAAGAACACCACCAAGAGAGTTTGGGACTCTATGGTTAATATTATCAAAGCACCAATCAATGGTATCATAAGGTTAATCAATGGGATGATTGGAGCCTTGAACAGGGTCAAAATCAACATACCAAAGGTTCCAGACTGGATACCAGGTATAGGTGGTAGAGGTGGTGGAAGTATTGGTTTTAACATCCCTACCGTACCATACCTAGCACGAGGTGGGTTCATCAAGGGTGGCAACCCGACACCTGCAGTTATCGGTGAGGGCAGGTACGACGAGGCAGTTATACCACTGAATGAGACCGTTCTGGGCAAGCTAGCCGAGATGATAGGGAGCAGGATGGGCACATCTAAAGCAGTAGAGCACAGACACTTTGGAACACTGAGAGTCATCGTTGAGGATGCCCAGCAAGGATTTGAAGAAATTGTTGACGTTGTTATCAATGAAATCAGAAGGGAGGTCAGGGCATGATTCCTGGTGTGTATGATTTAGAAATGAATCTCATCTCTGACCACTTTTATGATGCCACACCAGGATGGGATTCTATAAAGATTAAGAATCGACTAATGGATGGTTCCTACCACCTTCAGAATGTCGGGGAGCCTGCAAGAACGCTTAATGTAACAATCTCTTGTGATAGGGCAGGGGTTGAGACCTTGGACTATGCAGAAGCAATCTCTAAACCAATTAAGGTGGTGGTGTACGACAAGGAGTGGACAGGGCTCATTGACGCTCCAATTAACTGGCAAAGAGTTACTGTAGATTATTATAGTGGTGAATTCCTTATAAACGTAACAGAGGAGGTGGTTCTATGAGGAATTTACCCCAACACGTCATTGATAAATTAAACAGCAAACACCAGACCACCTACAATAACTCTAATATGAACATGGATGTATATGTGTCTAGAGCCAAGAACACGGTGGATGACAGCACATACTGGACAGTAGAGACCATAAGGGAAACAAGTGGTTTAGGAGACATTTCAGTGGCTCCAAGAAGGTTTAGGGCATACGGTTCACCTAATAGAATTTATGAAATTCACGTTCATAATGGTGAAGTCAAAACATCCATAAGAGAATATCCTGACAGACTTAAAGAGGGATGGGTTCCTCAGTTCTCATTAGGAACTGGCTCCTCAGTAGCAATAGCTTTCAACGGTGAGTGGCAAAGATATCGGAAGCTGTTCAGACTAGTAACAGAAGAAAAGCCTTATGTTTCATGGGTTGACGGAAATGGCGATTTATGGATACAGAAGTGGGATGAGCACGATACCAAGTTTCAGTTATCGAGCGGTGTGTCCAAAGTTAGGATGATACGAGCATGGAA